CAACCCTGTTAATATTTATATTTACCTTGATACTACTATCAATTAACTGTAAACCTTGCTGTATAAGCATATTCAAGCCTTTAAACTATACTAAATGACTTATTCTATGAGTGCTTTATGTATGCAGGGAGGGAGGCTCAATGCCGACGCGAAGATGAATGTTACTATACCCAAATCACAAGAAACGAAGTTTCGACTTTTCCAAATCTAGGGGAAAAGCTCTTGTTTAGATGGGCTATCTGCAGTAACTCTGTGTTGGCTATAATGTTTATGAAAGAGTTATGTAAGATTTTAGCTGATAAAAACTATATTGTCAAGTTACGATATAGTTTGTTTGTTTTAATAAAGTAATATATACTATTGCTACTTTAACCTTCTTATGGAGATAATTAAATGGGTGAAATATATAAAGACTCAAGAAAGAGAAAGAAAGATGGACGTGCTGGTAACCTTGGTAATCCTGCCTTGGTTAAGGGTGTTGTGTTAAATCCTAAAGGGAGACCTAAAGGCTCTGTGAATAAGAATACTTTGTTAGCACGAGCTATGATGTCTGATAGAGGTGTTGAGGTAGTTCAGAAAGTAATTGATATGGCTATGGAAGGTGATGTACATTGTTTGAAGATGTGTATTGATAGAATATTACCTGTTCATAAGGCAGTTGATCCAAACCGTACTAAGACTGATGCTAACATTGTTATTAATGTTGGTGCTTCTTCTGATATAAAAGAAAAGATAGCTAATTCTGACCCTGCTAAACTTGTTAATCCTAAAACTAAGACTGACGATGAGATAATTATTGCAGTTGGTGAGGTTATAGAATGATTAAAATTGTAGTTAAATCAAGGGGTTACGTATAATGCCAGAGTTAAATGTAGATTTACATCCTGCTCAATTAGAGATATTTAATTCAACTGCTAGATTTAAAGCTGTGGCTGCTGGACGTAGATTCGGTAAGTCTAGGCTTGCTGCTTGGATATTGTTAATTAAAGCTCTACAGTCTGACTCAAAAGACGTGTTTTATATCGGTCCTACGTTTCAACAAGCAAAAGACATTATGTGGTCTATGCTAAAAGAGCTAGGTGAAGATTTAATCGTTGCAGCTCATGAAAACACCGCTGTATTAACTCTTATAAATGGGCGGAAGATATATTTGAAAGGATCTGATAGACCTGATACATTGCGTGGTGTTGGTTTGGCTTATGTTGTACTAGATGAGTATGCAAGTATGAAACCTCAGGTGTGGGAACAGATTATTAGACCTACTCTTGCGGACGTACGTGGTGGAGCGTTGTTTATCGGTACTCCAGCAGGTAAGAATCACTTTTATGACGTTTATCAAGATGCTTTAAAGCTAGATGACTGGGAAGCTTTCCAGTTTAACTCAACTGATAATCCGTTTATTCCTGATGATGAAATTGAAGCTGCAAGAGACTCTATGTCGTCTATGTCATTTCGTCAAGAGTTTGAAGCATCCTTTGAAACCTTCTCTGGTGGTGTATTTAAAGAGGAATGGTTTAAAACAGCAGAAGAACCTGAAGAAGGCTCTTATGTTATCGCTATTGATCCTGCTGGTTTTGAGTCTGTAGAAAAAGAACGTAATTTGAAACGATCAAGACTTGATGAAACCGCTATTGCTATTGTTAAGATAGATAGAGACAAGTGGTGGGTTAAAGATATACTACATGGACGATGGAATATTAAAGAAACAGCTAAAAAGATACTTACATCTGCGGTAATTGTTGAATCTTCGACTGTTGGTATTGAAACTGGTGCGCTGAAGAACGCTATCTTGCCTTATTTAGAGGATGAGATGCGAACACAAGGTCAATATGTATCGATTATTGAAATGAGACATGGTGGTAAGAAAAAGGCTGACAGAATTGTATGGTCTTTACAAGGTAGAATGGAACATGGTCAAATATCGTTCAATGAAGATAGAGATTGGCGACCGTTTATCTCTCAGATGGTTGATTTCCCTAATAGATTATCACATGATGATATGTTAGACGCTCTTGCGTACATTGATCAAGTGTCTGTTGCTGATTTCGCCCACACAATCGAGCTTGAAGACGATTGGCAGCCTGAAGATGAGGTCGCAGGATATTAAATATGCAGAAAGTCTCCTTTTTAATTGCGTTTATGATATATTACGCCTAAATTCCTAGAGAAATCAAACACTTATGTTCGATCAGAAAGAAACTCAGTATAAAGCTCTAGCATCTTGGCTTACATATAGACTAGAAGGATGGCGTGATCATCGTGATATGAACTATGTTGATAAGTGGGATGAATATTACCGACTTTGGCGTGGTATCTGGGTTGGTTCAGACAGATTACGCTCTTCAGAGAAGTCAAGAATCATATCTCCTGCGTTACAACAAGCGGTCGAGGCATCAGTTGCTGAATTAGAAGAAGCTACGTTCGGTCGTGGCAAGTGGTTTGACATTCAAGACGATATGTTGGACACAGATCCTTCAGATGTTGAGTACATTCGTAACCTATTACAAGAAGACCTTGAAAAGACTGGTGCTAAAGACGCTATCTGCGAGGTATTCCTTAATGCTGCTATCTACGGTACTGGTATTGGTAAGATTGTTGTTGAACAGAACATAGAAAGAGTGCCATCGGAAGAACCTGTAGAAGGAACGATGACCACAACTCGTACATTGAAGGAAATTCCATCAATAGACATTAAAATCGAACCTATTTCTCCTAAGGAGTTCTTAATTGATCCATCAGCTAACTCTATCAAGGAAGCACTTGGTTGTGCGCATGAAGTTATTAAGCCGAGACATCATGTTGTGTCTGGTATTAAGTCTGGTATTTATCGTGATGTTCCCCTTGATGGTGATTATGACACTGTTCGCTTTGGCTTCGACCCTGAAGTTAAGCAAGCTGACGAAGGCGATTCGGTTAAGATTACCGAGTATTGGGGTTTAGTGCCTAAGAGATTTTTAACTAAATCAAAAGACCAAGACGACTTTGAGTACACTAATAAAGCTAAAGATGAGCTAGTTGAAGCAGTTGTAACGATTGTTAATGACGAATATATCCTTAGAGCTGAAGAAAATGCGTTTATGATGAAGGATAGACCTTTCATTGTCTACCAGCATGACATTGTTCCTAATAAATTCTGGGGCAGAGGTGTTTGTGAGAAGGGTTACAACCCTCAAAAAGCACTTGATACAGAGATGCGAGCTAGAATCGACTCTCTTGCCCTAACGACCACTCCTATGATGGCAGCAGATGCGACCAGATTACCAAGGGGTGTAAAGTTTGAGGTTCGACCAGGTAAGACTATACTAACGAATGGTGATCCAAGACAAGCTATCATGCCTCTGACTTTGGGAACTACAGACCAAAATACTTATACCCAGGTCGCCTCATTACAAAACATGATACAAATGGGAACTGGCTCTGCTGATGTTGGTTCTGCCGAAAGAGCAACCTCTTCTGGTATGTCAATGACTCAATCTGCATCAATTAAGCGTCAAAAGCGTACTTTGATGAACTTCCAGAACACTTTCCTGATCCCAATGATCAATAAGTCGATGTGGAGAAAGATTCAGTTTGATGTTGATCGTTATCCAGTAGCTGACTACAAGTTTGTACCATACTCAACTATGGGAATCATGGCTAAAGAGCTAGAGATGACCCAAATGGTGCAAATGCTTCAGGCAGTACCTAAAGATTCACCTGCTTTCGATGTTATTTTGTTGTCAATGATACAAAACTCATCAATGCACAACAGAGATCAGATTGTTCAGCAACTTACACAAGGTAATCAACCTAATCCTGAGCAACAACAACAACAACAAATGGGTATGCAGTTACAAATGCAGCAAGCTCAAGCAGATATTCAGAAAACTCTTGCCATGGCTGAAGAAGAAAAAGCTAAAGCTGTTAAATGGCAGGCTGAAGCGGCTAACTTACAGCCTAATCAGATTGATATTCAAGACAAGGTACTCAAACTACAGAAAGATGCTATCTCATTAGAGAAGACTAAGGCTGATATTGCTAGTAAGAACATGGATACAGAGAGAACATATCCTGAAGTCGATCATCTAAGGTCTGAGACCGCTTTGAATATGGCAAATGCCAGAAAGATTGCACAAGAAACAGAAATTAATAGGTTTGTTCAATGAAGTCAGATGAACAATTCTTAAAAGATAGAACAGAATTATTCGAAGCGGAAGGTTGGCTAGACCTAATGCAAGAACTAGAAACCATTGAAGATAATACTCGAGACATTGAGACTATCAACAATGAGCAGGCTCTTTGGGATGCCAAGGGTCAGTTGAAGGTACTAGGCTATTTACTTAGTTTGGAATCTGCAACTACAATAGCCGTGGAACAATCGGGAACGACTCCACATTAATCAAACTTCATAATCCTGAAGAGGACGGAGACCAAGGTATGAGTATAGTAGTAGATGTAGCACCCGAAGGTGTAGGCGAACAGGTAACAGAAACTCAAGAGGTTTCACAAGAGGTTCAGCAAGAAGAAATTCAAGCGGAATCAACTTACGAAGCTCCTGAGAAGTATGCTGGGAAGTCATTAGAGGACGTGATTGGGATGCACCAAAATGCCGAAAAGGTATTAGGTTCACAAGGTCAGACAGTTGGAGAGCAACGAAGGTTAATCGAACAACTTATGAC